AGAAGGGATGCGATGCATCCCTTTTTTTGCAAAAAGGGATGCATCGCATCCCTTCTCTCCTAATTTAATAGGATTGACCTAATAATACGCTCAGTGTTTCGAGGGTATTACTTCGGCGTAGTCATGCGACCATTTACTGGTCGCCGAGTACGTTTTGCACACGGCGTAAGAATAATTCTTATATACCGTGAACCGATTTCCTCCTGGAGTAGTCAACTTCGTCTTGTAGACCGGGTCAACTACAGGCACTCCACGTAAGTCATGCATGATCTTTCTGAATAAGAAAGATTTGCCAGACTTGTGGACTAGACTCTTAACGAGTCTAGGGTGTGACCAACCTCCAAATACATATTCGACACTTGGTGCCGAAACATGAAGGTGGGAATCAAAGGCAATGTCGGAGTATGGACCAGTAATGTCCCTGAAGTTCTCAGGGATCCACTTGCACATACTCTTAATCGTCAATGTATCTTCTAAACCCCAACGGAGGTGAAGTACGCGTTTCAACCGATTAATATCGGTAAAAAGCTCCATCACGTCTATCGGTGTCTCATCGAAAAACACCGGGCGTACAGGTTTCCCACGAATCCAATCTGTGCCACAACTCTCTCTTATATTACCGTTGAGAAAAGATTTCTCAACGTTGAGAGAGAAACCAGCACGATTTAACGTGTGTATTACCACAGCCGCAGCCTTCTTCTTGATGATGATATCATCACCAAAGATTGACATATCGGTCCTGTAGCAGCACACACCAAAAGCAGCTTTGATAGCCCCCGAGACGAGGGCCGCAAAGATTGCGGATTCAAGCACAAAGGTGAAACCATTACCCATGGATGAGATCTTGCTAAACTCAAAGACCTCTTTCTTGAAAACCCCGAAGGGAGAACAAATATCACATAGATAATGATACCACGCATCTGGTAGTAGCTGTTCACATAACTTCAGAGAAATTGTATCTGAGGCCATGGACATGTCGATGGTGACAAATGACTCGTCACTATCAACGATACTACCTATGCGAGCCATCCGCTGATTCTTCGTCTGGCTATCGAGGTCCACATCCCAACGTTTTAAACGCTTGCGTATGTGACCATCGACACCTAACTGAAGCATCAGGTTAATTGCTGGCTCAATTGCTATAGACCGCTCAGTACGAGCGTCCTTGGGAACAAAAGCGATTCGATTCCCTTTCACAACCTTCAAAACGTTGCTCCAGAACACTCTTTGGTCAAGTATCGCATGCCGCGGTATTTTAAACCGGGCACGATACGAGTCCTCGAGTGCTCCTAACCAACGTTGATCGGTTTCAATCAGGAACCTTGCATACCTGAGCGCACCCTTGGAGCAGCTGTATGGCCAATTACCGTACTTTTCATATACGGATGACTGACCACCACAGGTGTCTAGGTTAGCGCCAGGCCCATGACGAGACCAAGCCGTCACAATCTCCCTGGTGGGAGATGCGACACCAAGGAGTTTCTTAAGAAACGAGCGCGCGTATGTCAATACGCATGCATCTTGCTCTGTTTCACTTCGATCTAGAGCCTGGTAACCACAACGGTTATAGGTCAGACAAACTGCCTCAGCTTTGCGGAATTTTGCAATAGCCATCAGCTCACGTTTGTCCTTATCTGTATCGAAACGGAACTTCTTAAGAAGGGCAGATAACTGGTATAACGCACGTTGTTTCGATATGTGCGAAAACTGGTAAACGGGACTCTTACTAAGTTCTTGTAAGCCCCACTGCTCCGATAACAGATGTAAAGCGAACACGTCCCTGTCCCGAATAATCTGGGCCAGAAGCGCGCTCTCATCGTCATCTAGGAACTCTGCTAGGTCTTTTGACATCCAGCCCAACACTTGCCATGGATAATCCATGGGAAGCTGGACCCCCACCTTAGTGATGGGGATGTTTTTACTGGACCTCTCCACCAGCCTCTTTCGAGGTTTTCTGGTGGTGCGTTCGTATGTCTTATCTTCCATGAGACATATCTCCCTTACCGAGGTTTGCGACCTTGTAGGCGGCAAAGAACGGCACTACCTATATTCGCAATGGTGCGCAAAATCTTCACGAAAATACGTAAAGTGTTTATGTGTTTGCGCAACATCACTAGACCAACAATTGGTCAGTAAGCGGTACCATAACGGTATCGGAAAGGAGTAACGCCACAACGCGCATTCTCATTTCGCGCGTTTGTGCAGGAGTCATACCGATGGGGAAGGAAAACCCCACGTCGACTATCCCTGGTGCGATATTAACGGTCGTGGTATCCACGCCCTCAACACGGAAATCTTGGGTGATCTTTATGGCAGACTTTGCCACACCTCGGAAATCCTTGTTTTGTTTGGGCTGGGTACGATACAGACCTAAAGTGTCGCGAAGACTCAGTGAATGAGTCTCAGCAACATACTCCGAGCGATTCGCATGTGGCCTAAACCGCAGGAAGACTTTCGGGGTCAGTATTGCACCTGAACCGGTATTATCAACATCTACCTCCAAATCAATTTGATTCGGCTGCATGGTGTACCTCGCTACTTTTGGTTCCGGGGTTACAACTCCTCAACCACGCGTTGCGCGTAGCTTCTTAGCTATAACACCAAGGTCTAAGAGTTTAGGTACGCTCAGTCGGACATTCCACGAAGGAATGAGCGGCCGAGTTACATTCGGAGTCCTCACACGTGTACTGATGATTCGGTGGGCGTTGCCAACAGAAGCAGAAAAACGTCTGTTAGCAAATACCCAACCGTTTCGCTCAGTTATCGTGGTATCGAGGGCCGGATGCGTCCAACTACTCTGAACTGTTGTCGAATCAACAACAACCCAGGAGGTTAACGCCTTATAACCCATTACTGGGACAAAGGAGCTTATAACGTCGCTGATGTTTGTGAACCAACCAGCAATGAAACTGTAAGGGACAAGGTCCCAGGCAGTCTCTGCTAGTTTGTCAACACCCCACAGTTGGAGGTACTGACGCAGATCCACTTGCGTTAGCACACCAGCTCGCACGCTAACATGTGTACTCGCCATCCTGTTCAAACATAGGCTGGCGCTCACGTATCCAGAGTGATTAAAAACCACTTTGCAAATCTCGTCGTGCTTCTCATCAGAAGCAGTTAGAGATGCTCTAAAAGTTTGACGTCCTGGCTTCTGTTGGGGAGTTGTTAAGATCCCCATCACTGCCTTAACGTCATAATAGAGCGGACGCAAGTTGTAACGTGCGTTCATGTAGATCTCCTGCAAGTCCTCAAACGACAACTGCCGTTTGAGGGCCCGTAACTGTCGACGCTTCACAGCGCGCAGTATCTTGTATACCTTTTTCAAGATATAGGTGAGACCTACAATACTAGAGTCCATCTCCGCAATAGTCGCTAAGACCAACATCTTGTCATGGCCAATTCTTGCCCATGCCGTGGATGTCGCTCTATCCACAAGGTTAGAAATTTCAACCTCGGGAGCGGGAAGGAACAGCGAGGAACCGTATAACCCGGAGAGAGAATACTCTCCAGTCATACCGATACCAGCCACGGAGTAGAGCCTTGACGGCTCGCATCCGTACCTGCTGCACATGTACCCTATGTCTAGGGTACTCGGAGTTTCACCAGAATTATATCTCACACGCTTATAGGGGTTACAGAAAACTTCCCCCATGCGCGATCGTTTGAAATAATTCGGGATCACCACATCATCCACCGTTGTATGGCTTAGAGCACGCTGGTAAGTACCAGACGCACCGTTTATCCATGGTGTATTGAGTGGGGATGGACCTGTCGAACAATTTCCGTGTGTACCAGTCAAAAGGCTGGTGCACGCGTAAGGTTCGACAACGTCTGCCAACACTTGATAGCGTTGTCTCTGTTCCATCACACAACCTCCTTTCGAGGCAATGGATGGCGTATGATTCCTCTCTCATCACCTCTTGAGAGTGAACCAACACAACTGGAAAACATAATGTCGTGACGAGCAACATCAGTCACACATTGCAGTGGTATCCTACCACTCAACAATTGTTTTCACAGGTACAACCTGCAAAAAGCTCTGTGATTGGCTAGTCCCAGTCATGGGGTTAAGGGACTTAAGGTCCCAAACTCGCC